GGTTGGCAGGCGTCCGTCGAATGACTGGATGGAGCAGACGATGGTCGCCGAGGGCGTCGTCTCGCCGAGTCTGGGACTGATGGACGCGAGCGGCGCGGGGCTCGCGGCGTTCCTGAACCGGCACTACGGCGAGTACGGCTTTACAAGCGCGGCCATCAGCTCGGTGTCGTTCGACACGCTGGCGGCCGAGTCGGGGCGCTACCCGCTGATGATCGGCGGGCGGAAGTGGGGCGCCGGCGGCCACTGGTCGGGACTCCGCGCGCACGACGCCGAGCGCGACGTGCTGCTGCTCGCCAATCCGGCCGCCGGCTACGTCGGCGTCAACCAGGAGATGAGCCGCGAACAGTTTGCTCGGCTCGGCGCGTTCAGCGCGGTCTCGCTCTGTCACCCGGACCTCACCGAGCCGATCGTCGACCCGACGCCGGGGACGCCGCCGGTGCCAGTGCCGCCGCCGCCGGAGGCGTTGCTGGCACAGATCGCGGCGCAGCAGGCCTATATCCAGACGCTCGAAACCCGGCTTGGCGTGGCGTCGGTCGACTACGCGCGCGATCTCGATGGGCTCTCCGCCGGCGTCAAGACCGTGGCGAACGCGCTGCGGGCGCTGCATCCGCCGCCGATGTCGTAGCAACGAAAAGCGCCCGGGTCGATCGACCCGGGCGCTTTTCACATCAGCAGGCGCCGATGGACAACCTGGAGCGACTACGTGACTTTCTGGAGACGGTAGACGCGCAGGTCGTCGCCGTACATCGAAACAGTAAACACCGTGACCCAGCCGGGCTCGGCCGGCGAGAAACCGATGTTCAGGCGGTCATCCAGCGTGACCGTGCTACTTGGGTCACTTCTGGCGACAAAGCCCCCGGAAACCTCCCGCGAGACCGTCTGGTAGTAGGTGCGATGGTGCCCGTAGGCGTTGTCCCACTGAAGGATGACGGCCGCGCATGGCGGGACGTCGAGCCGCATCTGCAAGGCCGACGACACGTATGTTCCGGCGATATCGTTCTGGTCGACGTTTGGCCCGCAGGCGACCGGGGCGGCCGGCTGGGCGGCCAGAGCTGGGGCGGCCGGCAGCGCGAGGAGCGCGGCGGCGAGCGCCAGCGCGGCGCCAGCGAATGAGAGCCTCGTGAACATGAGAGATCCTTTCAGAATGCGTCGGTAAGCTCGAGCGTGTTGTCCTGCTCGCGGTTGATCCAGCGCTCCCAGGTCGCGGCGATCGCCAGGACGTCGCCGCTCTTGAGCGACGGCCGAGCTGCCCCGAATTCCGCGGCGGCCTTCAGGACGGCCAGGCGCGTGATGGTGCGCTCACGTTGGCTGCTGGTGGCCCCAGGAGCGCTGCTCGGGGCCGGCGTGAGTGGAACGCCGTCGGCGGGCGCTACGGCCCGCAGGAAGCCCGCCTTATCGAGCGTAACCGTGACCTGCTCGCCGCGCTCGGGCAGGACGACGCCGACGGCGAAGCGCGAGACGTTGAACCAGCTTTCAAAACCTTCGAGCTTGAGCCCCTTGTCGTTGACGGAGCGGACGACGCCGCTGATGTGCTGGTCGGTGCCGTTGCCATTGATCGCCATCACGCCGCCTCGACGATCTGCGTAGCAGCGCGGCGCAGCGCCCGCTCGGCGCGCTCAGAGAGCGCGGTGCAGGTCGAGCACACGAGGCCCTGGCGGCGGGCGCGACAAACGGCGAGGTGGATGTCGCGGTGCTCGGCGGTTCGGGCTACGATAGACGGTGTCATCGGAGGCTATCCCCTTCGGTGGCTGGCGCCGTCGGGGGTCCATCCCGGCGGCGTCGCTTCATGTCTAGATTGTACCAGATGTGTTATAGTTTCTGCTAGTGAGGAGTCTCAATGATCTTGACGCGGCTAAAGGTGATTCGACAGAGCCAGGCGCTTAGCATGCGCGCGCTCAGTGAACGATCAGGCGTGACGCCGACCACGATTGTCCGCGCCGAGCGTGAGTTAGACGTCTATCCGGCGACGGTGCGGAAGCTGGCGAAGGCGCTCGGCGTGACGCCCGCTGCACTCCGCGGCGAGTCGCCAACTCCGTCCGATGGACCGCCGCTACCGTCAGGGCGCCCCGCGACGGCCGTACGTGCGCCGGCCGAGGGCCTGGCGCATGCGCTCGCTCAGGCCGAACGCTGCCGCGCCGACGATGACCTGGCGGGTGCTGCGCGCTGGGAGCAGATCGCAGCTAGGATCGCCGCGGCAGTCGCCGAGAGCAGCAGTTAGTCAGCCTTATTTCGTGCACTACCCGAGTGGGGGAAGATGATGGCGACAGCGACCAGGACGACCAGCCCGCTCAAGGAGCGCGTGTGGACGCGCTACGCCGGCATCTGCTGGGCCTGCGGTCTCACGGTGAACACGAAGCATGGGCGCCTGGAACCGATCGCGGATGAGCCGAAGTCCGAGAAGATGGCCGAGGAGAACCTGGCGCCGATGCACCAGGACTGCGCGCTGCTCAAGCCCAAAACACCAACCTGGAAGGCCGCGAACCAGTGGCGAGCCAGGACGCGCGGGGCGGCTGGTGCTCGAGTGAAGTCCACGCGCTTTGTCCTGCGTGAGATCCTGGAGCACGACTGCGATCCTGCGTACGTCCGCGAGCTTCTCCAGACCACGGAAGACGAGCAGCAGGAGTGGTGGGCCTACTGTGACGCGCAAGCGGCACGCCACGACTGACCGACCTATGCACGTTTAGCGGAAGCGTATACTAGCGCCACGCAAGAGCCCCGCGCAGCTGAGCACTGCCGGGGCACGGTGAAACCAAGGAGGTGATTTCACGATGGACAGTGTACCTGAGCGGCCGTTCGAGACGATCGAGGTGGTCAACGAGCACCTCACGATCCGACGGGTCTACAAGCCAGACAAGGACCGCTGCGTCGCAGCCACCGTTCTCCTGCTGCGCGCCGCTGCGCAGGCTCGCGCTACCAGGCTCGCCCGCGAAGCCGCCGAGCAGAGCGCCGAGGCCGAGCGATGAGCGCGCGGCGCGGCAGGGGCGGGCTGATCCCGCTCACCGATGAGTTCGTGGCCTACGCCTACAAGCGCGTGTCATCCGACGATCAAGAGAAGGACGGGATGTCACTGCCGGTTCAGGACAAGGAGCTGCTGGCGGAGATCGCCAGGCATGAGACCTGGACCTTCGGCGGGTCGTTTCAGGACGTGCAGACGGGGACCAACCCGACGCGCGCCGACTATCAGCGGATGCTTGCGGCAGCACGAGCTGCGACGGCTGCCGGCAAGCGGGTCGTTATCACGGTTGTCAGGCAGAATCGGCTCGGCCGCGACGGCGAAGAAGCGCTCCGTGCCTGGAAAGAGTTCGACCGCCTCGACGCGCAGCTCTGGGCGACCCGTGATGGTGGACACCTGGCCGATCCGCTGATGTACGGGGTTCGTGCCATCCTCGCCGAGCACGACGTTCGTCAGATCAGCGAGAACGTCAAGGGGACATTCGCCGAGATTCGGGCGAACGGCTGGCTCAAGCCTGGCCGTCCTCGCTGGGGCTACCGTTGGGAGCCAGCGACCACGGAGCAGCGTCAGCTCCAGGGCTCGCCAATGGTGGTGCCCGTGCCGCACCCGATCGAAGCGGAGTACGTGCGTGAGTTGTTTCTCCGACGGGCTCGAGGCGAGACGATCCGCGCACTCTCAACCTGGGTACGGAGCCTGCCAGTCGCGGCTAGGGGCGAAGTTCGACGGCATAACGGGAGCATGAGCCCGCGCGAGCTCTCAGTATCCGCCGTCAAGGACGTGCTCGACTCGCCCGTCTACATCGCCAGGAATCCCGAACCTGGGCAAGACGCGCTCGACGCGCCGGTCGGCAAGTGGGAGCCGCTGTGCGACGACGTGGCGTGGCGCGCGATCCATCCGCGAACGGGAGCGCGAGAGAACGTCGTCTCGACATCGGCTCGGGGGCAGTACGTGCTCACGGGCTTTCTGTTCTGCGAGCTCTGCGGAGCTCGGATGTGCGGGCAGCTCCAGCGTGGTGCGCGCCGCGTCCGACCTGGCCGCCGCGACACCATCTCGTCTGATACGCGCGTCTACATCTGTACGTCACGGATGGCAGGCGCCTCGCACGGGACGAAGCCATGCTACCGGACGATCAAGGCAGACCTGATCGAGGGGCAGATCCTGGGTATCCTGGGCACGCTGCTCGATGCGCTGAAGGAGCCCGGCGTGCGTGAGGCGGTGCGGAAGGCTGCGCGAGACCTGGAGTCGAGAGATGCGGCGACGGGTGATGCGCGGCGGCTGCGAAACGCCGAGCAGGATCGCGCTGCACTGGTGGCCGAGCGCGTTGGCCTGACGCGCACGCTCTCGGCGGGCATCATCACGGGTGAGGCCTACGCCGAAGCGGTCGCGGTCATCTCCGCTGGGATCGACGCGCAGGCCGCGGAGATCGCGAGGCTGACGGCGTTGCAGGTGGGCCAGCAGCGGCGGATGGCGGAGCGGCCAGCGGTTGACGTGATCCTGGATACCGCCGAGGACTGGGCGTGGATGCTCCGAGAGGGGGCCGTCGAAGACCAGCGCGCGTTCTTGAAGCTGGTGCTGGAGCGGGCGACGCCGAAGCGGCTCAAGCCTGGGAAGTACCAGGCGGGGATGCACTACACCGGGCTCGGGTGGCAGGTGATCGAGCTGGGGGCGGCGGTGCTGCCGTTGCTTGGCCGGGTTGAAGATGTTCAGCGGGTCTGGGCTCACTGTACGGCTTCAACCCGGCCGGACGAAGCCCTCGCCGCCGCGTCCTGACGTTCTGCGTCTCATCGAACGACCCGCCCGGCGCATCGACGCCGGACGGGTCGTTGTTCATCTACGCATAACGTGGCGGTATGGGCACTCTTGGTTCTTGGCGTTGGTGTAGTACACATGGGCTTGGCTCTAGCCGGTATGTACTTCATGACTCGGTAGATAGCTCAGTGTCCTAACGAGATTCCGCCGCTTCGAGCGCCTCCCAGGCCCGGTCGGGGTCCATCGCGTCGAACCGCTCCATGATCGCGGTCCAGCGATGCGCAAGCCGTGGACTATGGAACTGGTAGTACATCGCGAGGTAGAGCAGACTGGACTCGGGATCGATCGTCGGGTCACCGTAGCCAGCCGCCTGGGCCAGGTCTCGGTAGCAATCAGCCATGATGATCTCATCATAGCGCCTCGATCCTGATGATCCTCTCACGATACCGAACGCCAGGCGCTCCAGCGTGCGCAGCGTCACCTGGTGCCTCCCGCCGTCACGGACGTTCTCAATCGCATGCCGCGACAGCCTCGACGCTCGTGAGATGTCCGCAATCGTGACGTCGCGCAGGTCGACCCACGCGGCGTACGCCTCCGCCAGTGACCGTCGAGGCACGTTCGGCATCGGGTGCTCGTTCTCTGGTGAATTGTGCAGATGAGTCTACGTGCGGCGCGTGCAACCTCCACAGTGAGTAGATAGGCTACGGATTGCCTATCGGGCAACTGGTGAGTACCGTAGTAAGTCCCGGTGGTAGTCAGCCGTCGTAACGCCGCATGTACCGTCGCCCGTCATGTCGCCGCTCACAGAGGACTGAACCGATGGCTGTTTCGACCACGTCGCCCCTGTCATCGCTGGCGATCGTCGCTGGCCGGCTCGGCATCTCGCAGAACGAGATTGCACGGCGCACTGGCCTGTCGTATCAGACGGTCAACGATGCCTGGCACGGACGGCCGTGCACGCTCAGCACCTGGGTCAAGATCGCCAAGAAGATTCCGGTCCCGCTCAAGATGATCGCGCCGCTGGCCGCCGAGGAGCTCGACGGTCTGGTCATCGGCTAAGGGCAGGATGATGTCCGTCGCACGGAAGCCTGCTAGTCCTAGCCACGCGGCCGACGCGCGCGTCACCGCCGCGCTGGCGCAGATCAGCGATGAGGACATGGCCGCGCTGGCGCAGGCTATCGCCCGTCTGCTGATCTCGGCGACGAAGAACCGCGAGCAGCGGCGCTTGACGACGCTGAAGGAAAGCGCCGCTCGCGGCTGACCCGACGAGCGGCGCTGGCATTCCCGGGCGACATCACCCAGGACTGAAAGGAGAGACGCCGTGTCTAGCGCACCCCGCGTGCCAGTCATCCACGCCGACCTGGGCCCGTCCGCCCGCCATGCCTTCGGCCGCTGGGTGGGGAGTGTCTACGGCCTGGTGGCGCACCTCGACGTCTGCTGCTTCGGCTGCACCGCCGAGATGACGCGCTGCTCTGAGGGTGACGCGGCGGTCGACGACGAGCAGGCGCAGTGGCAGGCCTGGCGCGCTGCGAGGGAGATCGAGCCGTGCTAGCGCTGGCGGGGTACATCGGCTGCATCGTGGCCGCCAATCTGACGCTGGCGCTGGTCGGCCTGGTGCCTGTCGGCTTCGGCCTGATGGCGCCAGCTGGCGTGCTCTGGGCGGGCCTGGCCTTGACGCTGCGCGACATCACGCAGGACCAGCTCGGCCGCTGGCCTGTTGTCGGTGCGGTCCTCGCTGGCGCCGCGCTCTCCTGGCTCATCTCGCCCGCGTTCGCCGCAGCCTCGGGCGCCGCGTTCCTGGTCTCCGAGCTGGCGGACTTCGCGGTCTACACGCCGATCAGGCAGCGTCACTGGCTGACGGCGGTGGCGCTCTCCAACTCGGTCGGACTGCTGGTCGACAGCGTGCTGTTCCTGTGGCTCGCCTTCGGCAGTCTGGAGTTCTTAGCCGGGTTGGTGGTCGGCAAGGTCTGGATCACGCTGGCGACGGTGGCCGTGCTTGCAGTCGTTCGGAATCGGAGGCCGGCATGGCGCTTCGCACACTGAGCCTTGACCCAAGTGAGAAGCCGATCTCGATCAGTCTCGCCGGTCGGCTCACCTGTCGATGTCCGATCAACGGCCGGATGGATTACGCCACCGTTGAAGTGGCGTACATCCCGACCGGCGCCGTCATGGAACTGGAGGCGTTCGCGCGCTACCTCGACGGGTTCAGCAGCCGAACAGTCTTCCACGAAACGGTGACCCAGGAGATTGCCGAGGAGGTCTACCAAGCGACCGAAGCCGACGACATCACCGTCAGGACGCGCTGGGACGCCGTCGAGGGCATCGCTTGTACCGTGGTGGCCCACCGATGATCTGGCTCAGCGGGCAGCTCGGCACCGTGCTCGACTCCGGCCACCGCTGGGATCTGGGCGTGATGTGTCAGCCGACATCGACGGCGATTGACGGGCAACTCCGCACGATCCGTCAGAGCGGCGTCTATTGGGCCGTCGATAACGAGGCGTTTAGCAGCAAATTCAGTCCCGAGCGATGGGAAGCGTGGCTGCGCGCTGTGCCGCGCGCCACACGGCTGACGTGCCTGTTCGTGGTCGCTCCCGATGTCCTGCACCGGGATGACAACGGCAACGTCTACGGCGATCCCGAGGCCACCTACGCACTGTCACCGCGCTACTTCCCACTCCTGCGCTCCCTGGCCTACCGGGTGGCGTACGTCTCCCAGGACGGGGCTACACGGGATCTGGTGCCGTGGGATGAGATCGACTGCCTCTTCGTCGGCGGCTCTGATGCCTGGAAGTTGTCAGACGCCAGCGTCACCCTGATCCGGGAAGCCCAGGAGCGCGGCCTCTGGACCCATATGGGGCGCTGTCAGGCCCGCGAAAGCATCGGCGGACGCATCGGAGCTGCCCACGCGCTCGGGATAGATTCGGGGGATGGCACGGTGCTGGCCCGCGACCCATCGCGACTTGGCCGCGTCGTGCGCGGCCTCGACGCCTTGAACATGCAGGCGCCGATGCTGCTGGAGGTGACAGCGTGATCCTGCTCGAGATCCTGCGCGGCATCGCCGAGACGATCCGCGAGACCCTGCCGAGCGACGAGCGTGAGGGCGCGGTGTTTATCGCGGCGATGGCGTGGAGCTTCGTCCTGTTCTGGGCAGCCGTGCTGATCGCGTCGTGGCTGAGCTGTCGTGGGTCGGGGAACTGCTGATGCCAGTAACGGCCGAGCGTATGCTGCGCCCCGAGGCGATCGCGATTGCGAAGGCGTTCGTGGCCGAGATCGTGGACACGACCGACCAGTTGATCGTCGGGGGCTCGCTTCGGCGGCGCCTTGCGATGATCGGCGACGTCGAGATCGTGGCCGTGCCGCAGGTCGTGACTCACGAGTCGGGACTCTTCGCCGATCACACCGTCGAGATGGACCTGCTGGCCGGGCGCATGTCGGTCCTGCTCGATCGCGGCGACGTCAGCAAGCGCCTCGACAAGAACGGCTCGCCGCGCTGGGGACCGACGCTCAAGTACCTGACCTACCAGGGCGCTCGCGTGGATCTTTTTTCTCCCGTAGCCGAGCGGTTCGGATGGGTCTTGCTTTTGCGTACAGGGCCTGCCGCGTTCTCGCGCCAACTCGTCGTCGAGCGCGGGCGGAAGACGAAGGACGGCCGTCCAGGCTTGCTGCCGCCGCTGATCGTGCCGCGTGATGGCTGGCTGACGTGGCGCGTGAGCGGCGAGCGCATCGAGACCCGCGACGAGCGGACCGTGTTCGACCTGTTCAAGATGGCGTATCTCGAGCCCTGGGAGCGGACGTGACCTCGTACACCCAACGGAGCATGCCTGGCTCCCGAGCCGACGCCGAGTCGTCCGATCGACTGCCGACGCTGGTCCCTGGCCGCGATCGGCTGCCGACCCGCTGCCCGCGGCCGACCTGCGGCGCGGCCCTCCTGGGCCGCGAAGAGCCGCTCGGGCCGCATCAGCGCGGCATGCTCTGGTGCGAGATGTGCTCGCGGTCGCTCTGCTGGCTGGCGGCTCCGCTGGCGGTGGTGCCTCGTAGCCGCGTGCCGGTGGCTGGGTCACCGGCCCCCGTAGCAGCGCTACAGCCTGCGCCCATCGTCGTCCCGCGGCGGATTATCGCCGCCGGGTTTCGGCACATTGCGGGATGCGGCGCTACCTGTACGGATCGGTACGGCCATGACCCGGTCCTCCATGAGCGGCACGGTGCCGACGCCGTCCACGCCGAGCTGCGCGCCCGTCGCTCGGGCGACGTCGCGACGGGGCGACTGCTGGTGCAGCTCGGCCCGGCTCGGGTGTACGTCGACGGTCTGGAGCGCGCGTTCGCGCCGTACGACTGGGAGGTGCTGGCGTACCTGGCCGAACGCCTCGGCGACCTCTGTACGCTCGGAGAGATCACGGCTGGCGTCTGGGGCCAGGCCTACTACGAAAACTGGCGGCCGAAACGCTGGCAGCCCGTGCGGAACAACATCACCCGCATTCGCCGAGCCCTGGGCGTCGCTTCGGCGCTGATTGAGAACGACGGGCTGGGCGGGTACTGCCTGCGTGACGAGCCGCCGTGTTGATGGAGGACATCGTGAGCACCGACGACACTGCCATTGCCGTTCGCGAGCAGGCGGGCATCGCCGCGCTCGAGCACGTGCTCGGGACGGGCGATCTGGCGCAGCTCTCGAACACCGAGCGCGTCGGTCACTACCTGCGCGTCTGTCGAAGCCTTGGTCTCAACCCGCTGAGCCGGCCGTTCGACTGGATCTTCTTCCGCGATCCGGACGGGACTGAGAAACTCCAGCTCTACCCTAACCAGTCCTGCGCGGCGCAGCTCCGACGGCAGCACCAGATCCGCCTCGAGGTCACGCGCCGCGAGACGATCGGTGAGATGTTCGTCGTCGAAGTCAAGGCGACGACGCCGGACGGCCGCGAAGACTTCGCGTCGAAGTACGTCCCACTGACGAACAAGTACGGCCGTCTGAACGGCCAGCAGTACGCGAACGCGCTCATGAAGGCCGAGACGGGTGCGAAGCGGCGGGCGACGTTCTCGATGGTCGGCCTGGCGCTGCCGCCAGACACGGACGACGGCGGGGCCTGGCGACCCGTCGTCGTCGACGGGACGGGCATGATCGTGCGGCACCCGACACCAGAGCAGCAGTATCTCGCTGCGACGCCGACGGCCGCTCGAGCGATCGGTGAGCCCGTCTTTGAGGATTCGGGAATCGCCGAAGACGACCTGCCGAGCCAGGCCGCGCGTCCGGAGGAGCTTGAGCGGCCGCGTAGATCCGGGCCGCTGCCGACGTTCCGCCCGACCAAGGAGCAGGTCGACGCCTGGCAGCGCGCGTTTTTCGCAGCGGTGACGTCCAGCTCACTCGACTCCGATGACGCGCGCCACCGCTACGTCGAGCAGTACTCGTGCAGCATGCCAGGGTGGCCCGTGGCGAAGCAGACCGACTCGCTGCCGACGTTCCTGGCGCGCTGCACGCCGCGGGAGGCCGAGGACTTCCTGGCGCACACGCGCGCGCTGGTGGCCGACGAGAAAGCGGCGAACGATGAAGCGCTGCGGGACGCGCGCGGTTCCGGATCTGCCGCCGCAGATGAGGCCGCGGATGAGGAGCCGTTCTGATGGGTCGGGTCTGCTCCTGGTGCGGCGGCGTGCGGGTCGCCGACCGGCGCCATCGCTGTGCGCCGGAGGATCTCGCACGGCAGCAGTGTACGAGCTCCGAGCGGACGACGCCGGCGGCCGTGGTGCCCAACACCCGATGGGCGCGCGGGTTCACGATCCGCGCGGACCGCATCCCGCGCGGGACGGGCAAGCGTGGCAGCATCGCGCGCCGCGTCGTGCTGACCGAGCTCGGCTGGACGCAGGTGAGCGCTGACGTGCTGCGGAGGATTGGCCGCTAATGTCGTCGCAGTCCCCCTGGTTCGAGTTTCACGTCGACCTCCGAGACCACCCGAAGACGGACCTGCTCATGGATCTGCTGGCGATCACGCGACGCGACGCCGTCGGCCTTCTCAGCTTCGTCTGGGGGCGGGCGATGCTCTACGCGCCGTCGGGCGACCTCTCCGACTTCACCGACGGGCAGATAGCTCGATGGGCTGATTGGGACGGCGATCCAGGGCACCTGGTCTCGGCGCTGAAGACGGCTGGCTTCCTCGACGCGCAGCGCACGTTGCACGACTGGCAGGCCTACGCGGGCCGCTGGATCGACCGACGGAACGCCGACGCCGACCGCAAGAGGAAGGCCCGCGAGGTCGCGGCCGGCAGGGTGAATGGCAGCCATCCGGCGATGTCCGGCGGACATCCGCCCGGACGGCGACCGGAATCCGGCGTACCGGACCTAACCGGACCGGACCTTAACCGGACCGGACCGGACATCCACCACCCCCTACCCCCTCCGCCAGCGGAGGGGGAGCTGACGTCAGCGACGAAGGGGGACGTGAAGCTCTGGACGGCAGCGAGAGAGCGGCTCAGATCCGACATGAGCCCGGCGAACTGGGACCAACTGGTCGCCCCGCTCGAGCCGCTCGGCCGGGCTCCCGACGGCGGGCTCCGTCTGCGTGCGCCGCCAGGTCAGAGCATCGGGGCACGGGTGACCAACGGCGTTAGGCGAGCGTTGCTCGACGCCGGCGACGCGGCGGGGAAGCAGAGCGCGATCGTGGAAGGGTGAGGAGGGCATGATGCCGACGGCAACCGTAGCGGAGCTCCAGGCGATGACCGCTGAGAACCATGGCCATCAGGCAGCCGATGCTGTCCGGACCGCACCGTGGATGGTGCTGCGGGTGCCGAGCGAGGCCGAGTTCGGCGACGACGAGTTCTTCGCCTCGACGGCGCTGGCTCATCGCGCCGAGGTCCTCGAGGCGCGTCACCCCGACCTGTTCGGCCACCTGGCCGACCTCAAGGTCGTCTACCTGTGGAAAAGAACGGGCGGCAAGGCGAAGGGCAAGGGCGTCTACGGCAAGACGGCGAAGGCGTCGGGTTTGGTCAAGCACTTCTCGGAGCACGCGGCGTTCGTGATCTGGCTGGCGGCCGATCACTGCCGCGGTGCTGGCTACACCGAGCGGCAGCTCGAGGCGCTGCTGTTCCAGGAGCTGTGTCATACGACCGTCGCCGAGGTCGACGAGGAGACGGGACGCGGCGGCGGGCCAGCGCTCGTGCCGTACGACGTCGAGACGTTCCGCGCGGTGATCGAGGTCTACGGGCTCTGGGATGCCGACCTGCGTGACGTGGCGCCAGCGTTCCGCCAGGCTGGGCTGTTCGACGCGGGCGAGGAAGCCGACGCGGAGGACGATGACTGATGGCCGTTGCGCTTGAATCGCCGTCGGCAGTCATGCTGCCGGTTGAGTCGGTCCAGTTCGTCAGAGAGCTGTACCCACGGCTCCGCGAAGACGACGCCGCGATCGAGCGCTACCGCGCGGCACTCGATCGGTTACCGCCGATCATCGTCGCTCGCGGACGGGTCCTGGTCGACGGCTTCCACCGCTGGCAGGCGCACCGCCGCGAACAGGCAGAGACGATCGCGGCGGTCGATCTCGGCGACCTGGCCGACATCGAGATTCTGAAGGAGTCGGTCCGTCGCAACTCGGGTCACGGGCGCCAGCTCGATACCCGAGACAAAAAGCGTATGGCGGATCAGCTCTGGCGTCAGGGCGTCCGCGATGAGTCGGAATTGGCCGACCTGCTCAGCATCACGCCAAAAACCTGCGCGGAGTATGTGCGCGGCGCCAAGCGTGACGAGCGGCAGGCGCAGAAAGAGTCGGCCTGGGATCGGTGGCTCAACTGCGAGTCATACCGTCAGATCGGCGCCGCGCTCGACGTTGACCACCAGACGGTTGCGGCGTGGTGTGGGGAATTCTCCAATCAATTGGGAAATTCCCCACCTGACTCCCGCCAGCACTTCGACGTCTGGCCGTTCGCGCAATCCGACGACGACGCAGGCGCCGCGTCGTTCTTCGGGCGGATGCCGCCGCAGGTCGTCGAGAATCTCCTCTGGCGCTACACCGAACCGGGCCAGATCGTCGTCGACCCGTTCGCGGGATCTGGGACGACGATCGACGTTGCGAAGCGGATGGGCCGGCGTGTCTGGGCGAGCGACCTGTATCCGTCGACGCCGATGCTTCCGATCCATCAGCACGACATCGCGAGCGGCTGGCCGCCGTCCGCGCCAGGCCGTGCAGAGCTGATCGTGCTCGACCCGCCGTACTGGAAGCAGGCGGCCGGGCGCTACAGCAGCGACGAGCGCGACCTGGGAAACCAGACGCTTGACGAGTTCATGGCGTCGTGGCGCGCGGTCGTGGCGGCGTGCATGCCGCATCTCGGGAGCGGCGGGCGGCTGGCGTTCATCGTCTCGCCCACGCACGACGGCGAGCGGGTTGTTGATCACGCGCTCGAGATGTGGTTCACCTGTCGGGATCAAGGGCTTGCCGTTGAGCGACGGTACATCGTGCCGTACCAGACGCAGCAGGCGACCGGGCAGCAGGTCGAGTGGGCGCGCGAGCACCGTGTCGATCTGAAGCTGTATCGCGATCTCGTGGTGATGCGGACATGATGAATGGGCAGCGGCGTCTCCACATCGGCATCGGGCACGAGGTCGCCGTCACCGATGCGCTCGCGGACCGTGGCTGGCTGGTGCAACCGTGGGGCCAGGGGCTCATCCGTGAGGAGATCCGTGCTGCTCTGGTCACGCGCTATCCGCCGGTGCTGTGGCGCTGGATTCCTGATCTGATTGCCGTCAAGGGTAAGACGGTTGTGCTCGTCGATCCGAAGACGTCGCTCCGCTCCGATACCCCGAATTTCGCGATCGAGCAAAGCGCGCTGATCGCCCATCAGATCATGGCGAATCTCGGGCTGCAGATCGTCTACGTGTTCGCAGACCTGACCTGTAACGAGGTTCGTCACTTGAAGATTGCGCATCGGACCCTGGATAGCCAGCGCCTCGCGACAGGCGGATCTGGGACGCCGTTTGTGCTGGTCCGGAAGGCCGACCAGCGTCCGCTTGACGACGTGTTTGGGCCGCCGGTTGGGCACCCGGAGTCCCTGGTTGTGGCGTATGACGACGTGAGGTTACCGTGACCTTCCTCGACGCCGCGCCGAAGCTCACCGAGGCGTCGTTCCTGGCGCAGGTGCGCAAGGCGGCGAAGGTGCTCGGCTGGGCTACCTACCACACCCACAACAGCCAGAAGTCGGAGGCGGGCTTCCCTGACCTCGTCCTGACCCGCCGGCCGCGCGTGATCTTCGCCGAATTGAAGGCAGATCGCGGGAAGCTCACCGATGCCCAGCGCGCGTGGCTCGACGAGCTCCGCGCGTGCGGCCAGGAGGCCTACGTCTGGCGGCCGAAGCACTGGTCCGCCGTCGAGAAACTGCTGCGCTAGGGAGGGCCGATGTCTGCTGTGCTTGGAGCTGCGCTGCTGCTCGCGACAACGAGCTGGTGCCAGGAGGCGCGCGTGACGGGCTATAGCCGCCTGGAGTACGGGCCGACCACCTTCGACGGAACGCCGATCGGCACGCCGGAGCCCATCGCCGCGGCGTCGTGGAACATCCCGATTGATAGCGTCGTGGTCATTCCTGAGCTCGGCTCCTTCCGTGTCGCCGACCGCGGCATGCTCGGGAGCTCAGGCTGGGTCGACATCGCCGTCTGGTCGAGAGCCGAGGCCTACGAGCTGACGAGCACCAGAACCGTCTGCGTGTATCCCCCAGCGTGAGGTGACGACGATGCAGGACCGGCGACTCCGCGCGCTGCTCGACGCCGAGGCTGCTGCGTTCGGCGCGCTGCTGCGGCGACTCCGCGAGTCGCAGACCACGTATGCGCGTCGGACGAACCAGTGGGGAACGCGCTGGACGACGGTGCCGCTGAGCCAGAATGCATTGGCCGGGCGCGCCGGCGTCGACGCGGCCCACGTGAGCCGTCTCGAGCGGGGCGCAACGACGCCGAGTCGTGCGGTTGCCGAGAAGCTGGCCGAGGCGCTCGAGCTCGACGACGTCGGCACGAGTCGCCTCCTGATCGCTGCCGGCTACTGGCCGTGGCATGAGCTCGACGAGGACACCGCGCTGCTGGTGGCGCAGACCGCGCTGGCCGTAGTCGCGGGCGACTACCGACGACTGGAGGATGAGCGGTGATCCACCAGGACATCATGGTCTATGCCCACCCCGACGGCATCACCTACGTAGGCTGCTTCGAGGGCTCCTGGCATCGCTGGCCCGCCGTTGAGCAGGGCTGGGCAGCGCGGACGCACGGCACCGAAGCGATGGCTGCCGGCTGCGAGGAGCTTGAGCCGCGGCTGGCACGGCTCGCGCTCAGGCTTTCAGGAGTCCCCGTATGCGCGTAGCGTTCGCCGACCCTCCGTACGTCGGTCAGGCGGCCAGGCACTATCGGCACGAGGCGTCCTATGCGGGCGAGGTCGACCACGCGGCACTGCTCGCCCGTCTGGGCGCCGAGTTCCCTGATGGCTGGGCGCTCTCCTGCTCCTCGCCATCGCTCAGGCTGCTGCTGCCGCTCTGCCCCGAGGACGTGCGGGTCGCGGCCTGGGTCAAGCCGTTCCACGCCTTCAAGAAGGGCGTACGACCTGCCTATGCGTGGGAGCCCGTGCTCTTTCGTGGCGGGCGGAACTCGGGCCAGCCGCCCCCGCCAAAGGGCGGCCGAGCGACCACGCCGCGGGATTGGGTGAGTGCGAATATCACGCTGCGCTGCGGTCTGGTCGGCGTGAAGCCCGAGGCGTTCTGCTACTGGCTGTTCGATCTGCTCGGGCTCAAGCGTGGTGACGACCTCGTCGATCTGTTCCCTGGAACGGGCGCCGTCAGCGACGCCTGGGCGCGCTGGCAGACGCGGTGGGATGTTGCCTGATGCCTGATTCGATCCTGCTGACGATCGCGCTCGGCCTGGCTGCGTCGGCCGCGGCGCTCGGGCTTGCCGAGTGGATCGCGCTCTGCCGCACACGGCGGCGGAAGCGGATCACCGACGCCGTGCTACGCTGGTATCTCGAGGACCTCGAAAAGGAGCGGCGGCGATGATGGCTGATCAGTCGGCGCAGTCGACGGCCTGGCGCAACCGCATCGTGCGGAGCGGCGACGCCGCGCTCTCGGAGATCACGGCGAACCCGAAGAACCGGCGCCAGCACGGAAGGAACTGGCGCACGAACTGGTATAATTCTCGTAACGCTAATTACGAGGATCTATCGAGTGAGAACGTGCGAGCGGTGCGGGAAATCGCATCGCCAGCGGAACAGTCCGATCTGCGGTGCCTGCCGGCGACAAGACAGCAAGCGGCCATGCCCCGTCGAGGGCTGCGCGACGCTGATCGGCCCTGCGGCGCGAACCTGCCTCCAGCATCGGCGTTTCGCGGCGACGTGGTCGTACAGCGAGTGCCGCGAGTGTGGCGGGCCGGCGCGCGGCAACATCCCGGCCTGTCCGTCCTGTCGTCAATCCATTCGCGTCTTGTGTGCCTGTGGGTGTGGCCGTTATCGGAAGAAGTACGGCCCGTCGGGGCAGGTCTACGAGTACGTGTCGGGGCACAACGACAACTGGCGGACCGCGCGGCCTCCGCTGGCTACGTGCGCGGCGTGCGGCGAGAAGTTCAAGGCTGCCAGCAGTCGCACGCGGCTGTGCAGCACGGCCTGTCGTACGGCGTGGTTGACCATGAATCCCCCCAACGAGCGAAAGCGGGTGCCTGTGCCCTGCGCGGTCTGCGGCACCGAGGTTATCCGCCCTCTGAGCAAAGTGGGGAAGGGGGCCGACTCGGTCTGCGGGAGGACCTGTCAGTACATCCTCGTCGCAAACAAGCTGCGCGAGCGCCCAGTAACCGACACGAAACGGCTTGCGTTTCAGCGGGACGACGGGGCCTGTCAGCTGTGCGGCTTCGAGCAGTTCGTGCACGTTCACCATATTTGGCCCAGGCACAAGGGCGGGTCGGATGTGCTGGAGAATCTGATCACGCTCTGCCCGAACCATCACGCGATGATCCATGCCGGCCTGTTGTCGGTGGCCGTGTCTCATGAGCGAGCCGCAGCCGTTGGAGCCTGCGACCGACCGCGCGGCGACCGACGGGTCCGACTGCCAGCCAGGGAGCAGCGCGGGGCCTGACACGCGGCGACGAGGCCGCCCGAGCAAGTACACGCCTGAGCGCGTGAAGCGGATCACGGACGCGCTTAGCGCCGGGAACTCGCGCAAGGCGGCTGCTGCGTACGGCGGGATCTCGGACGACGCGCTCGGCTCGTGGATGCGGCGTTTCGCGGATTTCGCGGACGCCGTTAAAAGCGCCGAGGCAGATGCGGAGGTCTCTCACGTCGCGAACATCGCCCGCGCTGCGAACGACGGCACATGGCAGGCGTCGGCCTGGTGGCTCGAGCGGCGCCGACATGCCGAGTGGGGGAAGGTCGACCGGCTCGAGATCGAGATCCGCCGAGCCGCCGAGCGCATGGCCGCGCAGAGCGGCGCTGACCCGGACTGGCTGATCAAGCGCGCGGCCGAGATCGTCGCCGCGTCTGAGCGGGGCGACTGATGAGCAGCGACGCGCAGCCATGAATGGTCCCGTCAGTGATTGGGAGTGGTGGGCGATGGGCGATGAGGCCCCGTCGGTTCTACGCCTGTGGGGCAATGACTGGCAGGCAAGTCGCGAGCCACTGACGCCGGAGCAGATCGAGGCAACCTGCATCGCGCTGCGCGTTCGGCGAGCAGGATATACCCGCGCAGGCGTCCAGACTATCCGTCGTCTGGCCGGCGACCTGCTGGAGGGGCGCGCCCGCGAAGCGCGTCTGCTGATGGTGTTGCGGGAGATACGACAACGGCTCGCCGAGGGCGATACAGCGGGGGCGAGCGCGCTCATTGCTAGCGTGCTCGATCCGAGCCCGACGGGGCTGCGAAAGGCTCCGCGCTGATGCCGCGCTACTCGTCGGCCGTCCTGGACGCGCTCCCGCTCGCCGGCGCGGAGTGGGAAGCGCTCCAGCTCGCGGCGCGGGCCGCGCTCGCGCTCGACGCGACCGGCGAGTCATGGACGCCGTACCCGCATCAGATCGCGCCGCCGGGCGACTGGGATCTGTGGCTGTTGCTCGGCGGCCGTGGGGCCGGCAAGACCGACGCCGCGGCGCATGCGACGAACCTGCACGTCTCCGGGCCGCCGTGCTTGCCGGGCATCCCTGGCGGGCACCGGATCGCGATCGTTGCGCCGACGCTCGGCGACGCGACCGAAGCGTGTGTCAACGGCCCGAGCGGACTGCGGAAGCACAATCCCGGCGTACGGCTGGTCTCGCGGCTCGGCGGGACGTTCGTCGTCTGGCCGAGCGGCGCTGAGGCGAAGCTGTTCGGCGCCTATGGCCCCGAGGACGTCGAGCGCCTGCGAGCGGGCGGCAATCGCTGCTGGGCCTGGATGGAAGAGCTCGCGGCGTGGCCGAAGCTCGACGAGTGCTATGACCACCTCCAGTTTGGCCTGCGTCTCGGGCCGCACCCGCGAGCGGTCGCATCGACGACGCCGAAGCCGCGCCCACTGATCAAGCGGCTTGCCGCGGATAGCGGGCATGTTGCCGTGACGCGGGCCACGACGGCAGACAACCCGCACCTGGCGGAGCGCGTTCGGGCCAGCTATTACGAGCGCTACGGCGGCACTCGGCTCGGGCGTCAGGAGCTCGGCGGCGAGATCCTGACCGACAATCCCGGCGCGCTCTGGACGTACGCCATGCTCGACGACCGCCGTCCAGCCCCCGACGACCTGGCGCGCTGCGTCATCGCCGTCGACCCCTCTGGCGGGTCGGACCCCGAGAACGACGAGCAGGGCATCATCGCGGCCGGCCTGGGCGTTGACGGCCGCGGCTACGTGCTGGCCGACCGTTCCTGCCGGCTCTCGCCGGACGGCTGGGGACGCCGCGCCGTCCAGGCGTACGTCGACTTCAAGGCTGATGCGATCGTCGCCGAGGCGAACTACGGCGGAGATATGGTCTCGGCCGTCGTCAAGACGGCTGCGCGTGACATGGGCGTGACGATCGTCTACAAGGCCGTGCATGCTAGCCGCGGCAAGGCGGTGCGTGCGCAGCCGGTTTCGGCGCTCTACGAACAGGGAAAGGTGTCACACTGTGACGTGTTCGCCGAGCTGGAGGAAGAACTGACGTCCTGGACGACGGAGAGCGGCCGCTCTCCGAACCGCCTCGATGCGTTAGTCTGGGCAGCAAGCGAACTGCTGGTCAAAGATCAGCGCGCGGTCTACGTGTACTAGCGGGAGGTGATCGCCGTGGGCGTCTGGGATTGGATCGGCCCGCTGAACGCGGGATCGAAGCGCCGCGGCTGGGACGCGCTGCCTGCTGCGATCGAGACCAAGGCGTCGCCAGCGTCCGTGGCACCGCCGCCGACGCAGATCACGACGCTGACGTACACGCCGCCAGGCTGGCAGTTCGCCTACGACGGCGGCAGCCAGACCGCCATGAACAGTGCCGTCGCGGCCTGCTTGCAGGCGATCGCCACGGCCATTGCGGAGCCGGAGCTGCGGCTCTATCGTGCCGACGGGAGCGATCGCGTCGAAGTCGACGCCGGCGAGCTCGGGCACCTGCTGGAGCACCCGAACCCGTACATGAGCCTGGATACGCTGCTCGGGTATCTGGCGACCTGCTTGCACGTCGACGGTAACGCCTACTGGCGGAAGCTCCGCTCCGGCGACCCGGAGACCGGCCCCGTCGTCGAGCTCTGGCCAATCTCACCGACCCGGATGACGGTCGAGACCCAGAGCGGCTCGGGCGACTTTATCACCCGCTACCGCTATGCGCCGGGCAGCAAGCCGTCCGAGACGATCAGCCCGTCGAACATCGTCCACTTCCGGTACGGCCTCAACGACCGCGATCACCGGCTCGGCGCAGCACCGCTCACACGGTTGGTCCGCGAGATCAGCTCCGATGACCAGGCGACGCGCTACGCCGACCGCCTGCTGGCGAACCTGGCGATTAACGGGCTGACGCTCTCGTTCGACAAGGAGGCACCGCCGATCGACCAGGCGACGGCCGACGAGCTCAAGGCCCGGATTCAGGCGGCCTATGGTGGCGACAACGTCGGCGGCGCGGCGGTGCTCTCGCCGGGGGCGAAGCTCGACGCGCTCGGCTTCTCGCCGGAGCAGATGAGCATGGAGATTCTGCATCGGGTGCCAGAGGAGCGGATCTCGGCCGTGCTCGGCGTCCCAGCCATCGTCGCGGGGCTCGGCGCCGGCTTGCAGCGGGCGACCTATAGCAACGTCCGCGAAGCTAGAGAGATGTTTACCGAGCAAAAGCTAATCCCGCTCTGGCGGGCGCTTGCCGCCGAGATCACGCTGCAACTGGTGCCGGACTTCGACAGCTCCGGACGGACGCTCGTCGACTTCGACATCACGACCGTCCGAGCACTCGGCGACGACCAGAACGCCGCGGCGACCCGACTCAAGACGCTGGTCGAGGCCGGCATCCTGACAGCCGACGAGGCGCGCATCGAGATCGGGTACGAGCCGCGGCCGCAACAGGACGTCCTGCCGTCGCCGGTCGCCCTGCCGGCCGCCGCATCCCGCCGCCTGGTGCGCGCGCTGGTGCCGGACCGGAAAGCGGCCGAGGATCTGCCGGATCGCTACGCCGACCTTCGCTCTGCCACGCTCCCAACCTGGGAGGACGAGCTGGTTGCGTTCTTCGCAGCCCAGCAGCGGCGCGTGAACGCTCGGCTGCGCGCCGGCGCCGACGTGGCGTCGGATCTGGTCACCGAGGGCGAGGCCGTGCTGCTCGAGGCCACGCTCGAGCCGCTCCAACGCTCGCTGCTGGGCGCCGTCTCGCGGATCGTCGAGGCCGAGCTGGCGATCAGCTTCCAGCTCGACGACGCGGCGACGCGGCACTTTTTGCGGACGGCCGGCGTCAACATTGGCGGCATCACCGAGACGACCCGCCGTGCGGTCCAGGATGCACTGCTCGCAGGGCAGGAGGCCGGCGAGGGCATCCCAGAGCTTGCGCGCCGGCTGCGTGGCCTGCCGTCGTTCAGCCAGGCTCGAGGGCGCGTTGTTGCACGCAGCGAGCTTGGCACGTCGCAGAACACCGCGGCGATCGCCAGTTATCGGGCGTCTGGGGTCGTGGTCGGTGTGCGCGTGCTCGATGGTGATTACGACGACGCCTGCGCCGCGATGAACGGGCGGACGTTCACGCTCGGCCAGGAGCCGGCGGCGCTCCAGCACCCGAACTGTACGCGCGCCATGCTCCCGATTACGGACGCCGACGAGCTCACACGCTCAGCCTAGCCAGGAGGATGCAGGCATGCACGCACAAGAGCCCATCCGCGAGGCGGTCATGATCAGCCCTGCCGCCATCGAGGCAACCGAGCGGCGGCGCGCGCTGGGCCTGCTGCTGGTCGGGATCGGCGCTCTGATCTTCGCGGCTGCCGTCCTGCTCTACGTGCTCTGGTTGATCCTCAGCCCCCCGAAGGCGACGGGGTTTGATGCCGATGGCGTCCGCTGTTACAAGGCGGCCCAGACGATGAGCTGTATCAAGACGGCCGAACCGCCGCGATGAGCGAGCGCGTGGAGCGCAACTGCCGTCACTGTGGCCGCGTGACGATGATGTCTCGGTACGTCCGGTATCGGTACCAGCATTGCGAGCCGTGCCAGACGGCGTACCGCGTGCGCCTGTTTCGCCTCGAGGCTGCCTTGGCCACACGGTATCCGCGACTCATGGAGAGCGGCCTGGGGAAACGGTGCATCAGGCCGCTCGCATCGGCGTACGCCTGGGAGGGCATCGAGGGCGTGGCCGCGGCGCACGATGCAGCACTGCTTGTGATCGAGGACTTTGGGCCGCGCATGTTGGCCGTCTTCCGCGCAGCATGTCCTCCGCCGCCGGCCGAGCGCACCTGGGCGCCAGAGCCAGACTGGGCCGAGCACGCGGCGATGGTGGCGCTGGGATCATGAACGGCCGTCGGCTGGTCTCCGTCATCACGCCGACCTGGCAGCGTGCGGAACTGCTGGCCGCCGCAATCCAGAACGTTCGCCTGCAGACGTACCGGCCGCTCGAGCACGTGATCGTCTCCGACGGCGACGATCGCGAGACGGCCCGCGTGGCGGTCTCGGCGCTCGATTGCGCGCTGTTCTCCGACCCGAGCCGAGATGTCCGCGTCCGCTACGTGCCGCTCGGCCGCAACTGGTCGTCGTTCCTGCCGGCGTCGTTCGCCGCCGCCCCCATGACGGTCGGCATGTTGCTCGCCTCCGGCACGTATCAGACCTGGCTTGCCGATGACGAGTGGATGACGCTTGATCACATCGAGGGCCTGGTCAACGCCCTCGAAGCGGCCGACGCCGACCTGGCCTACAGTCGCGTCCGCATGTACCGCAACGGCTCTACCCCAGATCAGGGGTACGATATCGGCACCGAGCCGCCGGAGCTCGGGCAGATCACGAATGTCCTCTACCGCGCGGAGTTGCTCAAGCATGGCCTCTACCCGTTCGGCGCTGGCATGACGTCGGACTGGGCGTGCATCGAGCGCTGGCTGGCCGCTGGCGCGCGCTGCGCATTCGTGCCGCGCGTGACGCTCACGCACCGGGTGGATCACTGATGGCCTTCGAGAAACTCAGCATTACCCTCGAGGTCGGCGAGTACGAGGCGCTCTCTCAGCTCGCAGAACGGGAGCTGCGCTCAATACCACAGCAAGCACGATTCCACATCCGCGAGGCGCTTATCGCCGCGGGCCTGCTCACTCCAGGGGGCGCCGTCACGTGGTCGCGCTCGATTTCGTCGGATCGCTGACATGGCGAGCTGGACCGAGGCGAAGGCGGTGATTGGCACCGAGCGCGTGCTGCTCGGGCCGCAGGCGTCGCAGCAGTGGCTCGCGGCGCCCGAGCATCTCGCGATGGTGCTGGCCCGCTACCGCGCGGCGGCGGCCCTGATCGGCGGGGCTGATCACGTGCTAGAGGTAGGCTGCGGCGAAGGGATCGGGGCGCGCATCCTGGCGGACGGACGGTCGTGGTATGTCGGCATCGACACCGATGGGGACGCGATCCAGGTCGCGCAGTCGCACGATCTGTCTGACACGACGGAGTCGCTCTTCCAGCAGCGCGACGTCGGCGTCGTTGAGCCCGTGGACTACGATGCCGTCGTCGCGCTCGACGTCATCGAACACGTCCAGGACGGCACGGCGTTCCTGCGCACGCTCGCCGAGCATGTGTCACCGCACGGCGTCTGCGTCATTGGCACGCCGAGCGCGCGCTTCGACCACCTGGCATCGCCGCAGAGCCGGAGCGGCCACGTCGCAACGTACACCCACGACGAGCTGTACGAGCTGATGGAGCATCACTTCCGCGTCGTCCAGTCCTTCGGCATGCAAGACACCGCGCTGCATCTCGGGCACCCCGAGGCGCGCCACTACCTGCTCATGTGTGGGATCGGGCCCCGTGGCTGAGCGATTGACGGGGCCGCGCATGTTGGGGCTCGTCGGCGATATGTCTGGGCCGAGTCTGTGGCGCGTGCTCCAGCCGTTCACGGCGCTCCAGGCCGCGGGCTACCCGTGCGGCTGGGATCGGAAGGACGCGCCCGGCATCGGGGAGATCGCGCCGGCCTTCGACGGCTTCGTGCTGCCGCGCATGTCCTGGCCGCCGCCTCAGCGCCGGATTGCCGAAGCCTGGTTCGCCGCCCTCAGAGCGGCCAGGCGCTTCGTGGTCTACGATGCGGATGACGACGTCTTCACCAGTCAACTGTCGTTCAGAACGATCGAGCTCGGCTGGTCGGAGGGCAAATCCTTCCCCGAGCTCGAGGCTGAGCGCTTTCAGCGGATCTGGGCCATGCAGCAGTGTGACGGCGTCACCGTCAGCACGCAGCGGCTCGCCACGGTCGTCCGTAGCTACACGGACAAGCCCGTGATCGTCGTCCCCAATGCGATTGACGTTCCGTGGTTCCGGCGCGTTCTGGGGGCCACCACGCGCCAGCAGCACGGACTGACGATCGGCTGGGCCGGCGGGCGTCGGCCGGATGCGGACCTGGCGCCGATGGCCGCGGCCTGGGGGCGGATCGCTCGGCGGTTTCCAGCTTGCCCCGAGCGAGGAACGAGCCGAGGGGTGACGTTCGTCGTCCAGGGCCATGTGCCGGCCGTCGTCACGGAACAGGTGCCGGCTGAGCGCCTGGTCCTGCTGCCGTGGATGCCGCTTGAGCAGTACCCGGCCGGGCTCAAGGAGATCGACATCGGCTGTGCGGCCGTCACCGACGATCGCTTCAACCGCTGTAAATCGACGATCAAGGCGATGGAGTACGCCGTCGCGGGCGCGGCCGTGGTGGCGACGCCAACCGTCTACGGCAGCATCATCGAGCACGGCCAGAACGGCTACCTGGCCGAAACGGCCGACGAGTGGGAGCACGCGCTCTCGGAGCTGGTCTCGCGGCCAGCGCTGCGCTCGATCATGCGGACCCGGCTGCGCAAGCGCGTGGAGCGGAAGCATAGCCTGACGGCGAATCTCTGGCGCTGGCCTCAAGCCTGGCAGACGATCGCCGAGGATGCGAGAGCCCGCCGGGGACGGTTGGTGACGGTGTGATTGAGAACTGCCGCGACTGCACGTGGTGGAAGTCAATCGAGGACGTCGAGCCCGGTCTGGGGATCTGCACCATGCTGTCAACGTTTGATGACGATCGCCGCCCGATCCAGCTCCACATGGGATACGGGCGCGGTCAGATCATTGCGGTAGGTGAGCTCTTCGGGTGCAAGTTCTTTGAGGCTCGGGGCTAGCCGTGGCCGCCTCGTCGTGGCGTGAGCCGACGCCGCCAGCGGTGCTCACGGTCGAGCGCTGCAAGGCCTGCCGGCGCCGGCTCGGCGACTTCGACGGCAAGGGTCGCGCCGAGATCGTCTGCCCGAAGTGCGGCGTGATGAACACCATCCGCCCAAAGTAGACCGCTTGCGCAGCCGACCGCCCGGTGCGATACTGGCCAGCAGCTGTTCCGTAACCCAGAGGGCCACCGAGCCCCGATTCTGACGCCCGTTGAGGCGCGCGAGATCGGGGCTTTTCTATGGGCCTTGAGTACAAAAGCATCCCGTTCGCGGTCAAGGCCGCCGACCGGAACGCCGATGACAGCGGCTGGGAGATCGCGGGACTCGCTAGCACGTGGTGGGGCGAGCCTGACAGTTACGGCGACGTCGTCCAGCCTGGCGCGTTCGCCGCGTCGATCGCCGAGCGCGCGACCAAGTTTCTGTATGAGCATCACACGCCGATCGGCAAACAGCTCGAGCTCCGCGAGACCGACGAAGGGCTCTACGGCCGCTGGTCGGTCGTCGACACGATGGTCGGCACCGACGCCTACAAACTGGCGAAGGCCGGCGTCCTCGACAGCCTGAGCATCGGCTACATCCCGCTCGAGTGGGAGAGCCGCGGCGACGGCGCTCGCGTGCTCCAGAAGTGCGAGCTCTACGAGGTCTCGGCCGTCGCCATTCCGGCCAACACGAACGCCGTCATTACCGCCGTCAAGGCAGCAACGCCGCCCGCGCCGAGCCAGCCGCGTCTGAACGTCGGTGCCGAGCTGCGTCGTCGCCGACTGGCGCGCCACGGCATCGCCAACCTGAGCATCACATCTGATGCTGGAGCCACATCATGAGCCAGCCACAGCCAGCCGCCCCGGACCGTCAGCCACGAGAGCGCCCCGAGCGTGACCAGCGAGCGCCGAAGGATCCGAACGCGCCGGCCGATCCCACGACCGAGCCCACTGATCCGAACCAGCCGGCGCCGGCGCCCGACGAGGAGGCTACACCGTGAGCATGACCATCCCCGAGGCGCACGCCGAGATCCGTCGGCTCTATGACGCGGCAGCGGCGATCGAGAACAAGTACCCGTCCGGCCTGACCCAGGACGACAACGCCGAGGACTACGCCGAGGCCAAGCGCTTGCTCGGCGCAATCGACGGCCTCGAGGATGCGCTCTCCGGCCTCGAGGACGCCGCCGCCCGCAAGCAGCGCATCCTCGAGAACCAGAAGCGGCTCCGCCAGCCGGTCAACGGCCACACCCAGCCGGACGACGACGGGCCAGGCGGCGATGCCGGCCGGGCGCCGAAGATGTTCGGACGCCAGTTTGTCGAGAGCGGCGAGTACAAGCGGATCATCGAGAGCGGCGCGCTCAACAACCCGTCGACGCGCGTGGAGCTCGGCGTCAAACTTGACGGCTCGCTGCTCCACGAGCTGCTCCGCAAAGCGCTGGTCCACTCCGGGAGCGGCGTCGGCGGCGCGACGATCCGCCCCGACCGCGTCGCCGGGCCGGACTTCCTCTGGCGCCAGACCACGCTCCTCGACCTGATCCCGACGTCCTCAACCACGTCGAACATGATCGAGTACTACGAGATGACCCTGTCGCAGAACGCGGCAGCTCCCGTCGCCGAGGCGACCAACACGACGGGTGCGACCGGCCTGAAGCCGGAGGGCGCGATCGGCTGGACACTGCGCCAGACGCCGGTGTCGACGATCGCGGAATGGGTGCCCATTACCAATCAGATGCTCGCCGACTCGCCGGCCGTCCAGTCGATGATCGAGAACCAGCTGCTCACGCACCTGGCGCTGGCGCTGGAAACCCAGATCATCAGCGGCAACGGCACGGCGCCGAACCTGCTCGGCATCCTGTCGAATCCGAACATCCTGACGACCGGGCTCGGCGCCGGCTCCGGATCGGCGGCCGATGCCGTCTACCACGCCATGACCGCCGTCATGGTCACCGGGCTCTCGAATCCGACCGCGTCGGTCTGGAACCCGGTCGACTTCGAGGCCGTCCGTCTCTCCCGCGAGACGGGGGCAAGCGGCGGCGCTTACCTCATGGGCCCGCCCAGCGTGGCTGGCCCGACGACGCTCTGGGGCCGTCCGGTCGTGCTCTCGATCGGCACCCCGGTCGACACGGTCGTCGTCGCGGACTTCACCCAGATGACGCTGTATGACCGCGAGCAGAGCGCCATCCGGACCGGGACGATCAACGACCAGTTTATTCGGAACATGCAAACCCTGCTGGCAGAGCTCCGGGCGGCGTTCGCGCTGTTCCGCCCGATGGCGGTCTGCCGGGTCACCGGGGCCTGACGCGGATGACATCCTGATGACGACCTACCGGGTGGGAGCCGAGGGAGCGACCGTCTTCACCCCAGACGGCGAGCCGCTCTACGTGCTCGCGCCCGGCCAGGTCGTCGTGCCTGGCTCATCGTCCATGCCGGGCTCGCTCGCGCATCAGCACGCCGACAACGAGAAGCGGCGCCGCGGCTACGCCGACAAGCGGATCCGGCCAGCCGAGGACAAAGCGACGCCGCCACGTCAGCCTGACCCGCGACTCCGCAATCCGCTGGCTGGGAGCGGCTGATGCGCGTTCGGCCGCTCCTGCTCCGGCTGGCGATGTACGTCTGGGGCGTGCTCACCGGGGCCGTCGTCGCGCTCGCGAACTGCTCGCGACTCGGGGCATGCTGATGGTGACCTACACCGACCCGGCCAGGATCGCGGCGCAGCTGGGCGCGACGTTCACGCCCGACCAGGAGACGCGGGCGTTGGTCGTCGCCGACGCCGTGACGGCCTGGATCGACCAGCGCACCGGGCGGTCCTGGCAGGCCGAACCAGGCACGATCGCCGGCGAGCTGCACCAGCTCTACGATGACAGCGTGACCCTGGCGTCGCCGCCGGTCTCGGCGATCACGTCAATCGCGGTCCACCCGGGCTCGGGTGTCGGCGCCTGGCAGACGCTCAATCCCGCCGACTACGCGCTCTTCGACCCGATCCGCGGCGTGGTCTTCCTGCCGCACGGCTACGCCGGCCAGTGGGTGCAGGTGACGTACACGAGCACGGCGGCTGGTCCGCCGGCCGACATCGCCGCTGCGGCCGACGTCCTGGCGGCCGACCTGCTGCTGACGACGCTGAACCCGGAGTCGGCGGGCGCGGACACCGTCTCGGTCGGCCAGAACGACATTAGCGTCAAGTACGCCGGCGCGTCAGGGCAGCAGTCGGCCAGCATCAAGCAGGCGATCGCGGCTGTGGACGCGCACCGCCGGCCGGTCCTGGCCTGATCGTGCCGGCTAACCTGAGCGGGCTGCGCGCACGCCGTCAGGCGTTCCTGATCGACCGCTGCGTGATCTCGCGCTACACCGAGACCAGCACCAGCGACGGCGTCGAGCACACCTGGGCCGAGATCGCCGCCGACGTGCCGTGCGAGGTCTGGCCGAGCGGGGTCTCTGCGACCGAGGCGGTCGGCGCCGCGTCCGCGCTCCGGGCCATCTCGACCTGGACGATCTCGCTCCCGTACGGGACCGACGTGACGGTGCGTGACCGCGTCACGCTCGCCGACGGCCGCGTGTTCGAGGCCGCGCGCGTCGACGTGCGCACCTACGAGGCGTGCCGCGACGTGATCGGGGAGCTGGTGAGTTAATGGATGCGCTCTTGATCGGATTCGTGTGGCTGCTCCTCTATGCGCTCGCGATCGCGCTGGGCTGCTACATCGTCGTGCGGCTGGCGACCCTGTTTGTGCCTGCCTTTGCGCCGTTCGCCTGGATCGTCTGGTGCATCGGCGGCCTGATCCTGCTGGTGTTGGCGCTGCGCCTGTTCGCTCCGCTGCTCGGCGCGCTGCTCGTGAGCGGGGTCGAGTAATGGCCGCACCATCGGGCGTGACGATCCGCGTCGTCTTCAACAAGCTCCCGCAGGTAGCTACCGGCCTCCACGCCGGCGCGGTCGCCGAGGTCGCCAAGGCGGCACACGATATCGAGGCCGCGGCGAAGGCGAAGACGCCAGTGAAGACCGGCACCTTGATGCGGAGTTACCACACGGTCATTGCGTCGGGCGGGCTCTCCGCGACCGTGGGCTCCAACCTGACCTACGCCCCGCACGTGGAATTCGGAACGAGGCACATGGCAGCGAGGCCTCACCTACGCCCCGCTGCCGAGCTCGTCCTACCTCGATTCACCGAGGCGATGAAGGCCCTGACGCGGCGAGGCGGGCTCTGATGGCCGTCGAAGCCCAGAAAGTGGCGGCCTTCGTCTTTGACAGTCTCAAGGCCGACGCCACGTTCAACGCGGCGATCGGCGGACGTCTGTACAGAGACATCGTGCCGCAGGCCGCGGCGCTGCCGGCCGCGACCGTGACCGTCGTCTCGTCGACCGACAGCAACACGCTCGGCGGCGACAGAGCGTTCGGCGTCGTGCTTGTCGACGTCCGCGTGGTGGGCGCCGGCAGCTCGTACGGGCCGATCAACGCCGCGGCCGACCGTGCGGACGCCGTGCTCCAGAACCGCACCGGGTCGAGCGGCGGCGTCCAGGTCGTCGAGCTCCGCCGCGATCAGACGCAGGTCTTTCTCGAGTCGGAGAGCGGCCAGACGTTCGCGCACATCATCCAGACCTGGCGCTCGGAAGCGCACCAGCAGGCGTAGAGGGGACGGTACGATGCCAGATCGTTTCACAGTTCAAGAGGTATGCGAGGTCGGGATTGAATCCGTGATCGGGACCGCCGTCCCATCAAAGTACAAGATGTCTGGTCTCGTGATCGACATTGATACCGCGCTCGAATTGGATCGGATCGCGCCGTCGGGTAACCTGTTCGATACCATCGCCGCTCCACGGCAAGAACACGCGGCAGGCTCGCTCTCGGGATTCCCACTCTATACCGAGCTGCCGCTGGTCTTCTCGAACGTCTTCGGCGCGGCAACCATCACGACGCCGACCGGCGCGACGCTGGCGAAGCAGTGGGCCTGGGCGCCGTCGTCGGCCGTGCCGTGGGTACCACTGACCTGGACGATCAGACGGGGCATGGCCGGCAACACGGCCGAGCTCGCAAGCTACGGCCTGCTCTCCGGCGTGAACATGAGCTTCTCGCGGACGGCGACGCCGGAGATCGGCGGGACGCTCTTCGCGAAGGCGCTCGACTACGCCGCGAGCGTCGGCGCGACTGGCCTGGTCCCGCTCGACGTGATTCCCATTCTCCCGACGCAGGTCTGCGTCTACCTGGACCCGACGGCCGCGGCGATCGGGACGACCAAGCTGACGCGGGACTTCCTGGCGTCGTTCGAGATCAGCGATCTGTTCGGCCCGTTCTGGCCGCTCGACTGCCAGAACCCGTCGTTCGGCGGCCACGCGCCGCTGAAGCCAGGGGCGATCGCGACGCTTCAGCTCGGCAACGACACCCAGGGGCGGGCGCTCGTGACGAACATGCGCGCTGGGACCAGCGTCTACTGCCGGATCGAGGCGACCGGGCCAATCATCGAGACGACGGTCGCGCACCGACTGCGGATCGACATGGCGCTGAAGGTGGTCGAAGCGCCGACGCGCGGCGACAGTGACGGCCTGTCAACGCTGGAATGGGGCTTCGGCATCTTCGACGACCCGTCGTTCGGCGGGGCGATCAAGGTCCAGGTCATCACGAACCTGGCGACGCTCTAGGGGAGGCGCTATGCCGTATGACCTGGCCTCCGTCGAGCGCGGCTATGGCGAGATCGACTGTGAGTGGAATGGGCACACCATCACGCTCCGCTACCGCGCCGACCTGAACAACCGCGCGCTGATCGCGATGAAGCGGCTCATGATCGGGGTACTCGCGCTCGACGGCGTGACGCGCTTCCCGGACGTCGAGGCGATGATCGACGAGCTGCAGCGCGTGCTGTTGCCGAGCGGGCCGGAGGTGCCGAAGGAGCGGCGCGGCTGGGATCTCACTGACGGCGGGAAGAGCATCCCGATCACGTTCGACGCGCTGGTCGACCTGCCGCCGGGGCTGCCGGCCGCGATGCTCGGCGCGATCTTCCGGGACGTCAACGACCCAAACCGCAAACGGCTCTCCAGCGCTGGCTGGTCTCAGGAGGCAAGCTCGGAGAGCCACCCGACTACTTCGGCATCATCCGCGACGCTAAATGGTCAGGCATCGCTCCCTGGACCCTCGCCGGACTTGAGCATACCCGTGACGGTGTCTGCTGGCGCTTCTGGATCCGAACGGTCCGGAACGCCGAGATCGCCGCGGAAAACGAGCTCGCCCTGAAGCGGGAGCGGCACCAGAAGATGCAGGCGCTCATGAACCGCAGCCGGAGACACTGAGCCGTGCCGGATGTAGCATCGCTCAGCGTGGTCGTGAGTGCGAATACGACCGACCTTGAGCGCGGCTTGCAGCAAGCCGACCAGCAGGTCTCGTCGTTCGGGAAGTCGATGGCGTCGGTCTTCTCGGGGATTGGCGTCGGCCTGGGCATCAAAGCGTTCGATGTAATCACCGACGGCTTCAAAGCAGCCGGAGATGCCGCGATCGGTTTCAACTCGAACATGGAGCAGTCGACGATCGCGTTCACCTCGATGCTCGGGAGCGCCGAGAAGGCTCAGGCATTCCTGGACGACATGAAGCAATTCGCGGCAACGACGCCGTTCGAGTTCCCCGATCTGCTGCAAGCCTCAAAGCAGATGATGGCGTTCGGGTTCGCCGCGCAGGACGTCCGTCCACTGCTGACGGCGGTCGGATCGGCAGCGGCGGCGATGGGTACCGGGCGCTCCGGCGTCGACTCGATCACGAAGGCGCTCGGCCAGATGAAGGCCGCGACCGTCGTCCAGGCGGGCGAGCTGAACCAGTTGACCGAGCAGGGCGTGCCGGCGTTCCAGATCCTTGCGGACGCGATGGGGATATCCACGGGCGAGGTCAAGAAGCTCGCGTCAGAGGGCAAGATCGCCTCAGACGTGTTTATCACCGCATTCCAGAACTGGGCGCAGAACAACTACGGCGACATGATGGCGAAGCAGGCGCTCACGTTCGAGGGTGCCATCTCGACCATCAAGGACTCGCTGACGTTCGCCGCGGCCGAGGCGTTCAAGCCGTTCTTCGAGCTGATGTCCGCCGGCGCGGTGCAACTTGCGTCGTTCGTGCAGTCGGACACGTTCGCGTCCTGGGCTCAGGCGACAGCCGCGACCGTCCGTACCGCGTTCCAGGTCATCGCCGATTCAGTCAGGACGATTCAGCAGGTCATGGCCGGCGACTGGAGCCCGGCCGAGAACATCCAGCCGGTGACGCTGGCCGTCGGCGAGCTCGCCGTCGCGTTCCGTGACAATCTCTGGCCGGCGATTCAGGTCGTCGTCGGCTTCGTGACCGGGACGCTGGTGCCGGCGCTCCAGGCGGTCGGGACGTTCCTGGCCGAGCACGCGGAGCTGATCGCCGGGCTCGCTGCGGCCTGGGCGGCGTTCGCCGTCATCTCGACCGTGGCGGGCTGGATCATGGGGGCCATCGCCGCGTTCGGCGCGTTCTCGACGGCGATCACCGCGGCCGGCGGCGTGATCGCGGCCATCATCGCCGTGATCGGCGGCCCGCTGACGCTGGTCATCCTGGCGATCGCCGCCGTCATTGGGGTGCTGACGGCCGCCTGGATCGGCAACTGGGGCGACATCCAGGGGAAGACCGCAACGGCCATCGCCGCGATCACGGCGGCGATCCAGACCGGCCTGACGGCGATTCAGGGGTTCTGGACGGCGCACGGCCAGCAGATCATGACGATCGTCACGGCGTTCTGGACGATCATCACGACGCAGTTCACGCTGGCCTGGACGGTCCTGAGCGGCATCATCACCGTCGGCATGCAGCTGCTCTCCGGCGACTGGCAGGCCGCCTGGACGACGATCACCACGGTCGCTCAGGCGATCTGGGATTCCTGGGGCACCATCCTGACCGCTGTCTGGACGATCATCACGACGCTGTTCGGCGAGCAGATCGCGGCCGTGCAGTCGGCCTGGACCGCCGGCTGGACGGCCATCGAGACCGCGCTGCAAACGGCCTGGACGACGATCCAGGGCGTCGTCCAGGCCGGCTGGGACGCCGTTACCGGGATCTTCACGGCCGCCTGGAATCTCCTCTCGGCGGAGAACCAAACGCGCGTGACGGCGCTGATCACGCTGATCACCGAGCTCTGGACGACGCTCGGCCAGCTCTGGACGACCGGCACGACCGCCGTCACGACGCTCGTGACGACCTGGTGGGCGGGGCAGGTGACGTTCTGGACGACGCAGACGACGGCGTTCGTGACGTTCCTCACCCGGTGGTGGGCGGATATCGTCGCGCTCTGGACGAAGGCCCAGGACGACGTCGCGGCGCTCGTCGAGCCGTGGTGGACGACCATCAAGGGCTATTGGGACGTAGCGCTCAAGTACATCACGGACGCGCTCGCGAAGGTCTGGGCCGACATCGTCACGGCGACGACAACGTTCTTTACCGATCTCGGCACGAAGTTCACCGAGGCGCAGACGACGCTCGGCCAGGCCGCAACCGACCTCGGCACCGCGATCATGGAGTCGCTCAAGACCGCGATCAATGCGAAGGTGCAGTCGATCGTCGACAGCGTGACGGGCGCCGTGAAGAGCGCGCTCGACGCAGCGCGGAGCCTGATCGGCGGCGCGTCGGGATCGTCTGGCAATGCCGCCTGGGACCAGATCGCCCGCGAGGAAGGTGTCGACCCGTCGCTGCTGGCGTCGCTGATCCAGCAGGAGAGCGGCGGCAACCAGTCGGCCAGGTCCGGAGCCGGCGCGATCGGACTGACCCAGCTCATGCCCGGCACCGCGGCCAGCATGGGGCTCGACCCGAACGACCCGGCCCAGAACGTCCGCGGCGGCGCTCGCTACCTGAAGCAGATGCTCGACCAGTTCGGCGACGAGGAGCGCGCGCTGATCGCCTACAACGCCGGACCTGGCGGAGGATCGCCGGCCGAGTCGCGGGCCTATGCTCAGCGAGTCCTAGCCGGGCGGGTCAAGCTGCCGGCTGGCGTCGGCGCCGCGCAGCAGAACATGACGCCGCAGATTAACCAGTTCGGCCTTCAGGGCGGCACGCTCACGGCAGCCGAGGCCGCGGCGTTCTGCGGTCCGGCCGCGGCGATGTGGTTCGCGAATATCTACGGACGGATGCCGGACAAGGCCGAGGCCGAGGCGATGGCGCGGAGCATCGGCTGGACGCCCGAGTGGGGCATGACCGGGCCGGGCTCCGAGCAGCGGCTGCTCTCGATGATGGGCGTCGCGTCGAACGTCGACTACTCGCCGACGCCGGCCGAGATCGGCGCGCTCGCCGCGCAGAACGTCCCATTCCAGCTCTCAACGGCCGGGCACTTCTACCAGGTCCAGGGCGGGTCGCTCGGCGGGCTGAACGTCGGCGGCTCCGGGGTTGCTGCTGGCGGGTCAGCGACGATGTCGTTAGACCAGATCACGGCGCTTTCCGGCGCGATCAACGGGATCATTACGCTCGCTCCGCAGATGGGCGCCGCGCTCACGATGGCGTCGGCCGAAGGCGGCACGGCGCTCTCCGGGCTGCTGCTCTCGGCGACGACGCTCTCCGACGGCTCGACGGTCGCCATTACGCAGATGGGCCAGCAGATCACGGCGTCGATCGTCGACGCCTCCGGCCAGGTCGTCGCCACCTACGGCCAGATGGCCGAGACCGTCGTCACCCAGACGGCGACGATGGCGGCCGGCAGCCTGACCTCGATCACGAACCTGGGCACCGGGATCATGACGACGATCACCGACTCGGCCGGGTCGACGATCACGACGATCACCGATATGAGCGGCCAGGTGACGTCACAGTACGCGACGCTGGCGAACGGCGTCAGCTTGACGATGGGCGACATGGCGGCCGGCGTGCTGACGTCGACGACCGATCTTGGCACCGGCGTCATGACCACCGTCCAGGACATGAGCGGCAACTACATCACGACGATCACCGACCTGAGCGGCAACGTCACGAGCCAGTACGTCTCGCTGGGAGCCGCGGCGACGGCCGAGACCGCGACGATGGCCGCTGCCGTGACCGCTGAGACGGCGACGATGAGCGCCGACGTCCTGACGTCCGTCACCGACATGGGCGACGGGACCATGACGATCACGCAGAACGCGGCCGGCGAGATGGTCGCGACGATCACCGATATGAGCGGCAACGTCACGAGCCAGTACTCGACGATGAGCAGCGAAGCGAGCGCCGAGACCGCGCAGATGGCGAGCGACGTCGTCGCGGATTTCCAGCAGCTTGCGTCGGACGCGACCGCTGCGGCGCAGGAGCTCGGCTCGGGCTACGTCGGCGAGATGCAGAGCACGGGTGGCGACGTCCAGGAAGAGGCCGAGCAGTGGATGCAGGACATCCTCGATACGCTCGAGTCGGCGATTAGCGACGCAAAAGACCAGGCGTCCGAGATCGGCTCGGGGATCACCGACGGGATCGCCGAAGGGATCAAAGACGGTTCCGACGCGGTGATGGACGCCGTCTCCGATGTGATCGACGACGCGATCGACGAGGCGAAAGACGAGGCCGAGTCCGACTCGCCGTCGAAGCTGTTCGCCCGCGAGCTCGGCCTGCCGATCGCTCAGGGCGTCGCCGTCGGGATCGAGAAAGGCTCCGGCCTGGTCGCCGACGCGACGCGTGGCCTGGTCGGCGTCCCAGAGTACGCGGCGCCGCTACCCGGCGGCTCGGGCGCCGGCGGCAGCCTGGACACGATCGTCCTGAAGATCGACATCGGCGGAAGAGTCGCCGAGGAGATCTACGTCACCGGACGCGAGCTGGCGATCGCTCGCGGGAGGGGCGGCTGATGGCCGAGCTGCCCGCGCAAGCGCACTATGACGTCGCTATCGACTGGCAGGCCGACGGCGACTTCACCGACGCGCTCGATAACGTCACGCCGCGGGTCTTAGCCGATCCCGGGATCTCGAGCGAGTACGGCCGCGATACCGCCAGGTCGACAGCTCCGCCGATGATCGGTGTGACCGACTTCGTGCTGGACAACCGCGACCGCATGCTCTCACCCGAGAACGCGGCGTCGCCGGCCTACCAGTTCTTGCTGCCGGGTCGGCCGGTCCGCGTACGAGCGCTCCACGGCACTCGCACGCGCTACCGCGAGCACCGGCTGTACCGCGACACGATCCCGTACCGCGGCCGCGCGGACTACGGGTTTATCAGCGGCCAGGTCGAGTCGCTCGAGCAGCACCCCGAGTACGGGCAGATGGTCGTCTCGGTCTCGGCGCTCTCGACCATGGCCCGGCTTCAGCGGCAGGTCGTCAGCGTGCCGTTGTGGGGCGTGACCCGGACCGACACGGCGGTCGGCTACGTGCTCGATGCTGCCGGCTGGCCGTCGTCGCAGTACTCGCTCGCCGTCTCAGACTCGACGCTGCGCCAGTTCTGGGTCGACGAGCGCCCGGCCTGGGACGTCTTGCTCCAGCTGGTGCGGACCGAGGGTCCGGGCTCGGTGCTCTACCAGGACGGCTACGGCACGCTCATCTGGAAGAACCGCAACCATCGAGCGACCGACCCGCGCAGCCTGACCGTCCAGGCGCGGCTGACGGACGGGACGGTGCCGGCCGCTGCTGGCGACCTGCCGTACCAGCAGCTCACGTATTCGCCGCAGTGGGCCGACATCATCACGCGCGCGACGATCACCGTCAAAGCGCGCGAGCTGGCTGCCGCGCCCGAAGTGATCTGGGAGCTCGGCGCGTCGATGGCGCCGCCGATCGGCACGGTCGTCGTCTGGGCGCGCCCGGATGATCCGTTTCTGTCAGCGATCGCTCCGGTCGCCGGGACCGACTACACGGTGGCCGGCGGGACCGCGACCGTCGCGCTCGAGTGGACCAACGGCGCCGTCGCCAAGCTGAACGTGACCGGGCTGACGGGATCTCCGGTCGTCTCGGACTTGCAGCTCCGGGCCTATCCGTTCCGGGTCGTCGGCGAGACGACCGTCGAGACGAAGGCCCCGGCTGGTGACCCGACGCTCGAGAAGACGCTGACGATCGACGCCTGGCCGGAGCTCGACCCGAATCACGCCCGGTCGATCTGCGACAGCTACGTCTCGCGCTACATGCGGAGCGTGCCGATCATCACGGCGACCGTCACGGCGACCGACGCCGCGATGCTCCGCCGCGTGCTCGACCTCCAGATCTCGGACCGCCTGTCGGTCGTCAATCGCCATCTCGGGCTTGCCGGGACGGAGATGTTTATCGAGAAGATCGCGCACCGCATCACGCGCGGCGGCGCGCACACCGTGATCCTGTCGCTCGAGCCGGCCGCCGCGATCGGAGCTGTCGGCGCCGTCTGGGACATCGCGCGCTGGGACGCGCCGACGTCGGTCTGGGGAGTCTAACGTGGTAACGGTCTACCCTGGCGCGCTGCACCCGATGCCGAACCCGGGTGCGACGACCTACTGCGACGACCCGGGCTTCGAGCTCGACTCGCTGGTCGCGCAACTCGGCGACATCGCCGAGGCGTTGCAGGTCAAGCTCGGGCTCGGCGTCTCGGTCCCGGCGGCCGGGCAGGTCCTCCGCGGCACCGGAGCCGGCTCGAGCGCGTTCGGAGCAATCCAGACGGGTGACGTCGCGGCCAATGCGATCACCCAGGTCGGCCTCTCCGGGAATTTCACCGGGACGACGACCTCGGGGTCGCCAGTCGCGATCGCCGGGAGCGACGTCGCGCTCACGACCGTGGCTGGGAGTACCGTGCTGGTCTGGGCGTCCATGGCTGCGTCGCATAGCGCGGCCGCCAACAGCGTGTTCCTGCAGGTCAACGTCGACGGAGGCGCGGCGCCCGTCGAGACCATGACCACGCTGCCGACCGCAAACCAGCAGCTGAACATCCTGACGATCTGGCGCTTTACCGGGCTCTCGGCTGCCGCGCACACGTTCCGCGCGCTCTGGCGGACAACCGCGGCGACGGCGACGGCTCAGGGCGGGTTCATGCTCGCGCTCGAGGTGCGGCGATGAGGGTCACGAAACGGCTCGAGCTCGGTCTACTCGAGACCGAGCTCCGAGCGGCGAGCGTGCCGTTCAACGGCCTGGGAACCGTGCCGATTGAGGATGGCTCCGCGACCGAGCTGTTCACCTACGATGCGAGCGGGATGCCGACGGATCTGCCACCGGGCGCCGTGCCGGTCGTCGATGCCCACACGGCGCCGCCGCTGGTCGTCGCGTACGTCGAGACCCGGAGCGTCGCCGCCGTGACGCGGACGACCGACGGGGCGTTCCACGAGATCTGGCGCCTGGCGACGGCGCCGAAGCACGTCTATCGGGCTACGCTCGAGATGCAGGCGACCGACGCGAGCGACGGGACGACCAAGGCCCAGCAGGCCGTCCTCGTCTTCAAGGGGACGGCCGCGGCGGTCGTGCAGGTCGGCGCGACGGTTGCGCTCTGGATGGCGCAGGACGCGGCGGCCGCGGCCTGGACGATTCAGGCGCAGGTTCAGGGGACGGAGCTGGTGTTCGGTGTGCGAGGCGCCGCC